ATGAATGGAGAAGAATTTGCTTTTAAAATGCTTCCCGTAAATAACACCTTGCCATTCTACTTTGATGAGGAAGATGTTCATGACATATTCATAGCAGCATCACATAATATAAAACATCTTTCTATGTTAAAAGTATTATTCTATTGCTGCTTAAGGGCTTCAGAAATATGCAAATTGGAAGATAAAGATATTAATTTTAAGACCATGACGATCAAAGTCCGCGAGGGAAAAATGGGGAAAGACGGCATAGTCTATCTAACTGAAGATTGTATTAAGACTTTAAAAAGATACCTTGAGATCAGACCCCAATTAAAAATTGAAGGGAAAACACCGCTATTTTATACGGATCATAGCAACCTGTTTGACCGACGTGATATTTATAAAATGTTTATTCATTATAAAACTTTAGCGGGCATTTCCAAACCTGGCGGAGTTCACGTGTTTTCCCGGCATAGTCCCGGTTGTCTAATGATAAAAAAAGGGAGTTGATTTAAGAATAGTTAAAGAAATCCTTCGCCACAGCTCGATTTTGAGCACAATGAGGTATACTTTCGTGTCAGATGAAACAAAAAGAGCGGCGTACGATAAAGCTATGAATTTATAGGAATCAACAGAACCGAACTGAGCAAGGGTTTAATACTTACCCATATAGTAATTACCGTCAGAGGTAATACAAAATGTGGAAAATGATACTATGCCTTATGTTAATGATGACTACATCCTTAGCCACAACTTATCAGAGCCACAATATTTCTTTTGATATTCCCGCAAATTGGTCGTTAGTTAGCGATCAGTGGATTAATAGGACCCAAATAGATGGAACATTGCTGACTGATGCCAAAATGGAGCTAACTGATAACCAATCTACCATTCGAATAGATGTTGTGAAATTCCCACAATTAGCATGGTATTTAGATACTTTCTGCCCTAAGGATGGTTTTTGTCTTGAACTTAATGCTTTTTATTCAGATGCCGTTTTAAGAATGGAGCATAGCGGTAGCCGTGGAACCACACAAAATGGTTATTCCTTCTTACTTTTCGATTCGGGTGATTGGATGCTAGTAAAACCAGTGAATGCTGAACAGATAGTCGGAGTATACGGAACATTTAATGGTATGTATGAAGTCCAAGCGATACCACAATCCAGTTTCGATATGCCGCAACCACTCTATGATGTAAGCAATAGTCTAAAAGTGTTGGATGGAGCGACTAAACAGTTTTATGGAGCTAAAGCAGCTAAATTTAAACAGTTTTAGCTATCTCACTTTTTCTCTAATTAATATGCAAATATCATTTGGGACGGCATAAATGAGGATTATTAAAAAAAGATGGAATAAATTCTCATAGATCGTTTTGATAATTCTTATCCTTCCGTTTCAGACAGTAAGGCATAACCTTGCACCGAGCTGCAAGTGGTTTTGATTTTTAGGGCTTCGTCTACTTCGCCGGATAGGACTTCATGATATTCGCCAATATCAATATTTAGAGGCATTCCTTCTAAATTCATTAAGCCGGTTTTCTCATCATCTCCGAAGAGTAGTTGAATCTCGGAGACGTGGCCTTCAAGATTTGAGATGTAGCTGGTCAACATCATTTTAGCCACAGAAAGCCAACATCCTGCCCGAGGAGTTGCTATTGTAAAAATTCCGGCCTCGGAAATATCTATATCTTGTTCAATATCAATTTTAATCCATTTATAAATCATGAAAAATCACGTCCTTAAGAGCCTGTTAATTCCTTCGCGAAGAAGTCGTAAGCTACAACTTTAGAAGATCCTGGGGTCCTAATCTTTCTCACGAGAGAAAACACTTGAAAATTTTGGTTTACTGTTGCGCCGTCTACTTCTTTTGTATAGCCTTCAATCTGGAATTGATCTAATGTTTCCATCTCGTGATATACTCTGCAATAGTACAGATCTTCCACAATAACGCCAGCAAATCCAAAGTTTAAGAGATCGCTTTTTGTGGTTACTTCCTGAAAATAACATGGATAATAATTATATGCTGTTGTACTTTCTCCGGGTATTGTGATGAATTCGCCCGCCGCGTCTTTTGCTTGAATTTTTAGATCAGCTACAGGAAGCTCTAAGCCGCTATACGTAGCCGTGAAATTTAGAACTTCTGTGATCGCGCATGGACTTACAGCCTTTGAATGAAGTGATCCTTCGGAATTCCAATAATCCCAAACTACGGTTTTTTGAACCGGCGTTGAACCATTTAACATATCGAATACTATTGAGACTTCATTATAATAACCATGATCTTTAAGTATGCAGTATAGGCTAGCAGAAGGCGTTGTAAGGGTTCCTGCGTCCACAGTTACCTCAGTGCCGGAAGGTGCCGGGGCATAACCATAAAAGGCATCAGCCGAAGCTCCACTTGTGCTTTCAGAGATTATCATTTTATTAGGCATATTAAATAATCTGCGCTTCATGTAATGAAAACCCCGGCTTTGCGTTCTTTATAGTCATCATCAGCTTTTAGAGCGTTTTCTAAAGTTCTGAGATAATTATAATAGTATGAAGATCCGAGACGGTTGGCAAAATGACTAACACTTGTGTCTTGATTGAATTGGACTTTTTGAGCATTCCACTCAGGCTGACCAACTTGAATATAATCCGCTATCAGATAAGCCAAAGCTCTTTTAGTGGTTACATCAGCAACGGTGGACAGATTAAGGCGCGTTAGATCATTTGCAAACTCTTCTTCAGCTTGATCGAGGAGTTCTGTGAATTCTGCATAAAGCAAATCGGCGGTTGTGCCTTCTTCCGGTGTCGCCTCTGATTCTTCTTCACTTTGCACTGATTCCACAGAGGTTAAAATCTGCAAAGACTCTATAACATCAGCATCAGTAATTGCCATAAGGAAACCTCAGAAAAATAAGACCGCCCTAAGAAGAGGGCAATCTATATCCAATTACAGTTCCGTTGGTGTTATTAATCGCGATGTAAATCTTACCATCTGCCTGTTCAAATCTTGAACTCTCAAGCGGTCCTATGAGGCGTGTAGAACTCTTAGGGATTGTTAGGGTAAGATTCCCGAGTCCAGACCTAAAGTAAACCCCTTTTTGGACGGTCACATTAAGACCGGCAGCGACGGCGGTGTTAGCTACTAGAAGGATAAGCCGGTTGTCTTTGGAAGAGTTGATTTGCATTCCACTCGTGCTATTAAGGGTTGTAGCCGTTGAAGGGGTCACATAAGAATCCATAACGCACTGACTCTCGTTAATCGTAGTCTTAGCTTCGGCCATTCCCACAAAAAGAAAGGCTATTAGCCCAAGGGCTAATACCACAGGTAAAATCTTATTGAACATCTCAATACCTCAAGCACTCTTGTTTGCAGTCAAAAGAGCTAATCCAGAGTTTCTAATAACCTTAGAACCATAGATGTGAAGGCCCTTGCAAGCGTCCGCGAGTCTGTCATCAGGCCGATAGAGTTCCACACTGGAAACTTGCTCCGCGTACGTTACAGCGCCGGGGTAGCCTGCAACTATCTTATACTTTGTTCCTGTGGTGTTAGGAACGGAATTTGACTCCAAAATGTCAAAACCAGCAGCCCTTGTTATAAATCCGTTGCGAAGTGCTTCGGGACTGCCAGAAGCAGAGATATTAGTAAACCTGTCATCCTTTACGAGTAGACCTGTGAAAAATGGAGGTACGATAACCCATCTTCCCGTCTTCGGAACATTAGCTTCATTAAGCTTTGTGGAAAGGTCCACAAGATAATCGAAAGCGGTCGTTCCTTCTGAACTGTTCGGCACGATAGGTGAAGCATCGCTTCCTATCTCGTTATCTTCAGAGACGTTGGCAACCATGATAGAGGCGATATAATCATCTGCAACTTCAGAAATACCATAAGCGGCTTCGCTCATCGCTGAATCTAAAACCTTTGGCTGAGTTTGAGCTTGATCTGCATCATCAATACTAAAATTGAAATAATCTCCTTGATCAATAAGTAGTGCAGTTGAAGCATCGCTAAGATTTTCTGGAGCAGCTATGGTTGTATTCTTTACGTAAGGTCGCACGGTTACAGGGCCAATGCCGTTAATGTGGACTGTATCACCCATATTGGCAATACTGCCGGTGAAATCGCGATTACAAACGCCAGGTTGAGCGTAAACAAGGTTCTTATTAAGGTTATACAAGAGACGGCTTGCCCAAATCTCCGGAATTATTCCATTAATTGTCATTTAAATTAAACCTCTTTAAATTTTACTAAATTCCCGATTTGAGAGCCTTTTGAACGGCTTCCCAATTTTCGTTAATTTGAGATGGACTCATTCGCTTAATTGATTCGCGAGTAATTATAACTGGTTTAGTATTTGCAGGATTTGTATCGCTGCCTATCGGTTCCGGCGCTGGTTTAGAATTCTCTATCAATTGCTTGAATGAAGCAATCTCAGATTCCATTTCAGCTTGCGATTTCCCCGCAATCTTAGGAGCCCATTCTTGTGAAATGCCAGCTTTTGAAAGAAGATCTGCTTTCAGGGTATTGAGCTTTGTAGATTCTAGCTCTCCCTTGAGGCTATCTCTTTCAGCCGTAAGTGAATTGATTGTTTCAGTATGCTTATCCCTTTCACGAAAAACTCTTTCAGATATGATACTGTCAAGCTTTTCTTGTGTGAAAGTAAGTAATTTTGATTCTTCATCCATTTTGAAAACTCCCAGATTTTCCACAGAAAACATTTCTGTGGTGGCTCTGTAGACCATTAATAATATATTTAAATAATAATATTATTACTATATAAAGTTTGCGCTTGAATAAAAATGGTTGAAATTAAATAAGGATAAATAGTGAAGGATCATATTGAGATTAAGGTGGGAAGAAATTGAAACAATTCATATTGCTGCTAGTGTTGATTGCGTTTGTTTTGCCTGTAGTAAACGCTGTTCCTGATAGTTTTGTAACAGGTCCCTATAAGGTGTCGTTTGATCTAGGATTACCACAGGATGCATATAGCGTTACGAAAAATGCTCCTGTGATAGATGAAACTCTAGGTGGAGAAAAACGAATTGAATATTCTGTAATGATAAATAATAAAACTGGGTTATATCGTTTCATGACGATAGGTATAAAACATTTAAATGAGTCCAATACGGGTGCAGTTTTTACCGGCGAAATGATTGAAGAAGTCTTAGCATCTAAGGACAGTGATGACCCTCGCATTTCAGGTTTTAGTTCAGATACGCGTACAATTGATGGTGCAGATGGCGCAGTGGCCTCAATGACCCTTAGGTTAGAACAGGATAATATTCTCGACGGTTATCATGCCGCATACATGCCTTCGTTTGATTATCGGAAACAAACCTTTGTCGAAGTTGTGTCTTCGTACCCGTGGAATGAAGGAACTTTGCAGCTATTGAAGACAATCCATGTTGAATTAGTCTAGTAGGAGGGAAGAAAATGATAAGAACATTAGATAAAATGCTTAGCATAGCCTTATTATTCACCTTGTCGATAATTCCTTTGACGGATTGTGTCTTCGCAGCAGAGTTAGGCACTAGAGAAAATCCATTGCCAATTGGTACGACAATGGATTTAGGCGATGGTTGGCAAATAAAAATTCTAAAGGTGTATCCCGATGCTACTCAAAAAATAAGAAATGAAAACCCATTCAATGGAAAACCTGATGAGGGAAATCAATATTTCATGGCTACAATAGAAGCAAGGTATTCAGGTGAAAAAGAAGAATCGTTCCCTGGGAGATACAGACTTCATGTAGTCGGTGCATCATCTCTGGTTTCTGAACCGCCTCTATGGGGTGTTGTTCCAAACGATTTACCCATTAATCAAGATGTATTTCCTGGTGGTGTAATTTCTGGTAATGTGTATTGGGAGATAAAATCATCGGATGCAGACTCGCTGGTTTTATATGATGATAAAGCAGAAGATCGGATATTCTATTCACTCTCGCCTTAAGCGGAATGAATTTCATTCTACTGCTATTTCATTTTTGATTTTATTAGAAATCTTTCCTTCTAGATTGGCAATCTGAACTAAATAAATAGACTTTTAAACACTACCATAACATTTAATAATGAGGTACAACAAGATTGCCACAAGGGCATAAATAGAGGTGAAAACGTGGTTGAATATCGTAGAAGAGATGATAAAGATACTTGGCATTGGTGTAAAAACTGTACCAACTATCCTCCAGATGGTAGTAAATACGAAAAAAGTTCGACAAAACCGACTACTGGAGAACTTGACAACCAATGCAAAGCGAAACAAAAAGACAATGATTGCAAGTAATTTCAAATCATTTTTATTTTTTATATGATTAATATTTTGCAATTAAAGTATGATACCTGCAACCAGTTCGCGAAAACTTTTATTCTATTGCTATTTCATTTTTAAGTTCCTCAGCTTCAGTCCCTTCCAAGTTTGCTATTTCTGCAATCTCTTTAGGGTCTTCTGGAAGGCCATCTCTCCATAGCGTTTTTATATCTACTATTTCCACCGCATCAGGTACTTTCTTTTGAACCTCAATCTGAGAAGCTATTTTCAAGGCTTTCTTGATCTTAGGATCAATTGACAGTTTCAGGCGGTTAATCTTTGAAAGAGTGCTTATTAGTAGGCGTTTCAAGGCTGCTGAAGAATCAGCCCTTTGAAGCTTCTTAGGATCACCAAAGAGAATAGAAGAAGTCTCAGAGAGTGCATATAGCTGATCTAAGAGAAATTCCATTTGCTTAAAACCGCTATCAAGCTTGCCGTCATAAGTGATATACACTGGCGGAGCTTCACCAGATTCAAGAGGCCAATATTTATTTCCACTTATAAATATCATTTCTCCTGAATCAGGATCTGTTGAAAGGCAAGATTCCGGCCCAGCCATATTAGGGAGACTGTGACGGTTTAGGATTCTTGTTATTTGGCATATTCTTAACTCTAATTGCTCAATTAATGAGTTTATATCTTCATAATCTGATTGACCAAATGAGTTATCTGAAGTTGCAAGGTTATAAATTGGAATAATCAAGAACTCATTAACGCCGGTGTTTTGCTCATCCTTAAGAGTTTTATATCTTGGATGAGATGAAATAGGCTTAATCTGTTTTCCTATTTTGCCGTTATCGAGCTCATAAAGGCGGTTTTCTACTTTGCCTTTGGAATGTATCTCACTTCTTAATAAAGTTGTTTTCTTGCCTTCCCAATCAATTTCTTCAAAAGTCCATGCTAAAACATGGTATTGAATCTTTTTGATATTATCTGGGTTGACCACAGGATACCAAAAGAAAGGGCTTTGAGATTCGATAGTTGCTCTTTCACCATCGAATCCTATTTTTATAATACCTGGCGAATATCTGAGAACATCAAGGGTTGTTTCATAGCCAATATTATAAAAATCATTGTATTCTATAAGCGACTTTAGATAATCTCCATTGCTATCGTTTTTGCTTGAAATGTTAGGCGTTTCACCCCAAAGCATGTTTGCAAAGGTTGTGGTCAAGCGGCGGTGCCAATTGAGGGAGAAGGCTAAAACGGAGCTTTCATCTTCTCTAAGAAGCCTATTAAGATCTGTGAAAACGCTTGAATGCTTTCCTTCAAAGAGGAGTTTATTCTTTTCATAAGATTCAAGCCTCAGCTTTGTATCTAAATCGTCCACAGGGAAACACATCCCCGTTGATAAGAAATTTAAATTTGTTAACAATAAAATCATCTCTTTGGTAAATCTACTGGCATTTTATTATAATTATGATTGAAGATTTCTATAGCACCATAACGCAAACTATCGCAAGCGTGGTCTTCGGTTTTTACGGGAAAATCGATACCAATAGACTGCTTTTTTTCGTCCCAAGTGTAGGACTGAATTTGTTCTATTAATTTAGTACAATTTTTATAAATGAGGAGATTACCATCTTGAAGAGCTTTTGCAGTTATACGAATTCCATCTAAAACTTCGTTTTGGGCATCCCCTACACGATATTTCTTTAGAGATCTTAGCTCCGTCTTGTAGCTGCTAGCCGAAGGATCAATTAAGATCTTCTGGGGAAACTTCGAATCCAAGAATTCAACTAGATCATTTGCATATTCTTTATCAGTCTTTTGGCGTCCGGCTTTGCGGCTATCATAGTAATACTCTTTGTAAACATACCATCTCCCTTTAGAGCGTCCGAAAAGAAGAAAACAGGTAGCGTTAGCCGTGCCATAGTCCACAGAACAATAAATTTTATCAAACTTTTCCTTAGGTAATTCATTTACAACGTTTTTATTAATGTCGAAGGAATCATAAACTGCACCAGTAGCGGCAACCCAAAGGCCAAGAATGTAACGAGAATACCACAAGCCAACGTATTCTTTCTTGAGGTTTTCGACGTATTCAGGATCAAGGCTTTTGTTGTCTTCCAAAGTGAAAACGAAATTTTTAAGATTTAGTTCGTCAATTCTATCGATATAATTAACTTTTAACCAGCACCTTGGACTTTCTGCATTATAAGTGAAAAAACCTTTAGCATTTTTTACAGAAAGACGGCTTAAAAGCATTGTAAAGAAGCTATAAGGCCAAAGCGGGAGTTCGTCTCCATAGGCTCCGGCGGCGGTTATTCCTTGAATTTTATCTTTAGCTTTTTCATCATTTGCACCAATGGCATAACATTTTCTTCCATAAATGTAAACTTCGCCAGCTACTCTATTATATCTATAATTTTTAATCCCCACTAAGTCAGAAATTACATCTAAAACATTATGCTCAAGGCTTCTTTGAGTTTTTCCAATCATCAATAAGTTGCCTTCAGGGCCTTCTATGCAATATTGAATCCAGCGGAGTATGGAAGCAATCGTCTTTCCGGCCCTTACAGAACCTCCAAATAAATTTATTCTTGCATTACTATTTAATATTGAATAGCGTTGTTTACCCACAGGAAGATCTAACATATTAATAACACCATAATTTAAAATATAATTTATTTAATTAATAATTTTATTAATATTTAAAGGTTTCGGTAAAAGGTCAAAAAAAGGGGCCGAAAATTATAGCGTTTGGGCTAACACTGTTTAAAGTTCTAAAAGGGAAAGCCATATAGCTAATTTAATAATAATGTTTATATAAGTATTAATTTTAATTACTTAAGAATTATTAAACTTGTTAAATTTTTAGTTCTTAGTAAGTTTGCTCGCCTTTGCTAAGGCTCGCGTTGCGTAGCTGCGAGCTACGCTTTACCCTTTCTGCCACTGATGTTTATATCTTGTTAATTTAATAATCTTTGTAAGGCTCTAGGATCGCAAAAGTCCTATACTTTGATAGTTTGCTACATGGCAAAAAGGTCTTTAGTTTATATACTTCAATGAACTTGCAGAGATTTAAAAACTTATTAAGTTTTAAATAATTATTAAGTAATCATTGGATTATTGAGGCTATTAAAGTTTATAATAATCCAATACTGGTTTAGAATCGGATACACAAAGTTCATAGCTAAAACGCTATCAAGAGGCTTTGAGATTCATCTATAAGTGATTATGAAATTAGAAATAGTTCAATCTTCAAGATGTTACGGTATAGGCCTTTTCAGGTTTTTTGATACAAATCAATAACAGTAGGCTTTATTTAGCTAAAAAAGCTGATTTTGATACCTATAAAGTATGAAACGACTTGTTAACTAGAATACAATTTGGCATAGCTTATTAATATGTGCAATTTTGGAATATATAAAGATATGAATACTTATCTAACTTCATAAACTTATTAAGAAGATGAAGGTTTAGCCTTTTCGGGCTAAACCGGCCCGAGCCATCAGGCGAGGTAGAGCGAGCCTAACAAGGCGAGCTCTAGAGATCGGTTACGGTTATCGCTGGCAAAGGTTCGGGAAGATTCTTTTCTGTTTTCTCATCTTCCTTCAACTTCTTCATAAGTCTTTCGAATTCGGACTTTGCATCTTCAAAGTTTTCTAAATTATCTCCAATACTATTTTTAGCAATTAATTGTGTTCGTTCAAGCATTTTCATTAAGATATTTAAATCAGATAAATTATATTCTTGTTTCTTAATAATAGCATCCAATTTCTTAATAATAATAGTCAATGTTTGCGATGCTGCTTGATAAGCTTTTCTTTGAAACTTTTCATATTCGCCCTTGGGATCTTCAATCTCTATGTCACCTTCATTGAGAGAAAGAGATAGGACATACGCGGCTCTTTTCTGCTTCCAGTTATCCCGTCTTGCAACCTGACGAAGATAACCTACATCAACATTAAATCTTTCAGCTATCTCTTTCTTATTCAACCATTTGGTTTTTCCATCTTCTTCTAGTCCTTTTGTGTAAGCTAATTCAATCTCAGGCCATTGATACTTAAGATAAACCATTTAATAATCACCAGTTTTATAATTATAAATGTTTAATATTATTTAATATATATAAAGCTTGCGGCATGAATTAAACTTAATATTGTCCACAGGGTTGTTCATTCCTACCTTTCTGTAACAGGTCAGTTTTTTAAAAAATCAATATCATCCAAAGCATTTTAGGTTTTTCTGTAACAGGTTGTAACCGGTTTGTAACAGGTTACTAAAAAATATATTTTTTTAAAAACCAATAACTGTAACAGCATTTATTCTATATATTATTTAATTTGTAACAGGTGTAACAGGAATATGCAATATTTTACAGTAAAATATTTGAAAGCCTGCGGGAGAGAACACCCTGTGGAAAAAGTAGTAAAAATTTGAAATTTTTCTACGGAAAGTTTTCAAAACCCCAAAAACCTGTTACACCTGTTACAAAACCTAAAAATACGTCGGTTGATGTCGGTTTTAAAAAAATTGACCTGTTACAAACCTGTTACAACCTGTTACAAAATTCACAAAATGCACCATTAGATAGCGATTTAAAAAGTAATAGATCCTGTTACAAACTACCATGAATCATCCCCATATTCTCTTTTCAAGTTTTGATATGTCTCTGAAAGGTGTTTGCATTGATAAGAATCTCCATTCGATCCCTTATTGAGTATTTCAGTCATATCAGCTATTGCTCTATTATACTTCTCTTTATCAAACCTAACTCCCGAGTAAACCCTTTTGGTCTCTTTGCCAAAGCGCTTTGTTGGTGAGCAGCACCCAGCTAGATTTGAAAATATTTTTCCAAAAGAATTCTTATTTAGGATGGAAGCATTAGCCAAAGTAGCCCATTTTTTGAAAGCCTCATAGAGATCTTCTATAACAGTATATTCGCTTTCATTAACCTCGAATACCATGCAAAATTGATTCTTGAACTCTTCAATTGAATAGACCTGCTTTTCATATCCCTCTGTAAGATGCTCACAGGCAGGATAAGACCTTTTAGGGACTATCTCTTTTGCCAGGCTAATTAGAACATTTAAATAGCCGCTAAGCTCTTCCTCTGTGGTTATCCTCTCGTGCAATTTTTCATCGATCTTTCTTTGTGTCGGATCTTCAGGATCAGGGTTTTCTGTGAAATAGTAAGGCGTATTGACTCTTCTAAACCTTCTGGTAAAACCCCTTGATTCGTCGTCAAACCTGGGAGGATCGTTTGCATCGATATTTACTTTGCAGAACGGAACAAAGCTAAGGCAGCCCTTATACTTCTGATCTGTTGTAACCTGATCATCTCCGGTTAGAGTCTTTAGAATTGCCGTGCTGTATTTTTCACCGTTCTTTTCATTCCTCTTAGCTTCTCCACAATGAAGGATTCTCTTTCTGGAAAGCTCCGATACAATAAAATTCTTATTATTGAGATCTTTTAAGGAGATATCCGCTATAGTTAGCGCGCCAAAGAACTTTCGCCTGAATTTCTGCCTTTGTCCTTTACCATTTCCACCAAGTCCTAAAAACATCGCGATGTAAGGCCATGCTTGAAGATTCAAAGCTGCTAAATCATCGGAGATCATTGCCATCTTTGAGCAATCATCAGAGCAAATACTATCATAGAACTTGAATATTTCTGGACATTTGGCATTAGGTTTAAAGTCCACAGGTAGGACCAACTCTTCGCTTATGTAATCTTTAGACTCCATTGGCCTCACTTCGCCGGTTATCAAGTCGCAAACATAACCGTTTTTAGTTCCTACTAAGGTAGGCTTTCCCGTGTCAAATTCTACAGGATCTTTTCTCAGATCGTTCTTAATTCGTCTTTTTACTTCTGAGATATTCCCTTGCTTTGAAAGGTCTTCAGCTACTTTATCACATATTTCCTCAATTAAGAAGTCTCCGCCTTTAGTCCAAAGCCCATTATCGCCGCAAGTCCAAAGAGAAGGTTCTTTTGTTTGAATTTCCCATGAGGCAAGTTTAAAAGGTACTTTGTCCAAGATTGATTTAGCTGCCTTTGTGGGCGAAAATTGAAGTTTCTTGTCCTTATCCTTGGTAAGATCAGAAATTGAAATGCCGTGGTGTACTTTGTAAATTTTTCTCAAACCTTGAATTGCTTTATTTATGGTTCCGGCTCTATAATCGTCTCTTTCCCATTTATCTCTCATTAAAAGAGAAGACCTGAAAATTCTATCTATTTGTTCCAGCTTTTGAGTATAGAAAGCAATCCCATTACATAGAGCTAGGTCTGCCCTACTATCATCATAGTCATATTCTGAAGTGTCACCACCTTCATAGAGTCTCTTAAATTTACCGTTGCTTTCCGTTAGACCTAACTCTATTATCTTTTCATCTTCTAAATCCGGGCTTTTACCTAAATTTTCTGCTTTCTCTGCGGGAAAATCTTCGCTCTTTTTGATCCTGCTTTGAAGCTCTTCAGCAAAAGCCTGATGATCTCTAATAACCGTAGGGAAGCCTTCAATGACCCAACCAGTCATAGAAATAATTCTACTATGATCATAAATTTCTATTTTATGACCTTCGTCGTCTATTACTCCTCGATTTCTCCCTTCTGGAAGTTTCGCTTTAATGATAATATGAATACCTTCCTTAGAGCGTGAAACTTCGGCATAACTATCAACCACTTTTTCAAGGATTTCCGCCGCCCAAGGCGCAATTTCTCCTGTGGACTTATTGATACAATCGTCTAAGTCGATAAGACAATAAGGATCATCATCGCTTAAAGCAAATCCCGGACCGAGTTCAGGGGTAAAAATGGTACGTCCCATTACATTCTCAAGGCTGCTCCACGTCTCATTATCTGTGGAACTTGCGCATTTTGCTCCATTTCTTCCTATTTGATTATAAGGGATTTTTTTAGTCTTTCCATCAACTTCTTTTACTTTCCACCATACCCATTGATCCCTTTTTTTCATTTCTTCAGGAATATACTCATGAGAAGGAATATGATCGCAATCTTTATATACTTTGACATTTATAATACTATTTGCCGTTTCGTTCACCTTTTCGGCACTCTGGGGAGGGTTTTTTGCCATTCCTTCCCCAGCACCTTGAACGTTCTCAACAGCAACACCAACTTTTTCTTCAGAACATGTTTCACTCAT